GGAGTTCTTAAATTAGTATTGTCAGCTGTAAATGTTCCACTGCCTACTTGTAAAACAGTATTATCAGCACGGAAGAAATCATCGCCAACTACAAATATTTTAAATGTTCTTCGTGCAATAATATCACCGTCTGTAACATTTACTGTAAATTGATAATATCTATTTAATTTGTTCGGAGCCTTTTCAGTATAACTAAAATCCCAAACAGTTGTATCATAAAAGAAGCTATCAAATCCGTTTGAACTTCTAATCCCAAAGTCATATCCACCTGATTGTAAATCATAAGGGCTTGTATCATAGTATCCACTTGCATAAATCTCTCCACGTTCTATTGCAAGTAACGGATCAACTATGCCTATAATTCTGCCATCTGATGTAAGTGTAGTGCCTGGCGGCAATACTCCGTCGCCTTCTTTCATAAAGTATGTAAGAGATTGTCCTGCTTGTATATCGTCATCGGTTGCTATTAATTGGAAGTCTATTGGGCTACTATCTAAAATATAGTAGGTATCATTATTACCAATTGGAAGTTCACCTGCTGGTGTAGACCATGTTGGTGTATCAGGACCTTCAACTTTTATAGTAAATGTCCTATCCTCAATTTGATTATTTAGAGATGCTCTTAATACAAATCTAAAATCAGTTACACGAGATACCTCTCTTGGTGTCCCAATAAGTGTTATACCATTTATCTTAACGCCAGGTGGCAATGTGCCACTAATTAATGAGATAGCTGAGCCTGCTGTTACTGGCAGAGATAGTGAAATCGTCTGTTCTTCTGTAACAGTAGCAAGTAGTTTATTTGTACCAGTTGTCCATAATGCCATAGATCATTCCTTCTATAACATATTTATCGTATTAGTTATACAGATGGTAAGAAGCCTAAGTCAATTGTTAAATCAGTTCTTTCAGGATCAATTGGTCCTAAATCAATATCTGTATTTCTAACAATAAAATCAAGTGCGCTTCCGTAAGTATTACGCACTCCGCCAAAATCAAATCCTGAAAGGTACGGTCCAAATTCTCTTATGTCAAATCCATAAACTAGACCTTGAAATGCACCTGAAACAGTGTTAGCAGTAATTGTACCAGCATTAGTAATGTCATTGCCATTAGCATTTAAATTAGCAGTTAGTGTTGGGCTACTATCTCTTGAAACAATATTACTTGTATCAAGATCTATAGTAAGTGTTTGTGAAGCAATTGATGTGGTTAATCCGTTACCACCATTAAAGTTTACACTTTGCCCCGGTGCTACAGTTAAGCTACCATTATCACTTATCATTAGAAGTTGTTCAAGAGCATTGTCAACATCTAATGTTAGTGTAGTTGCTGTTGGAGTTAATGTAACATTTGTACCTGCTATTAATTTTTTAAATTGTGCAGTATTATCATCTTTCCGGGCAAAAACTCCTTGTCCAACTGACCCAACATTTTCAAATTGTGTTGTTTCAATTACTCGTAAGTCAAGTTCTTCAAAGTTATCATTTACTTTAATAAAAGCCTCACGAAGTGCATCGCCTGTGCCGTCGTTTGCTATTGTTCCTGTATTAATATATTCAATGGCCATTTATGTCTCCGTTATGGTGCAGGTCTGTTAGGATCTGTACTATCATTGTTTTTAAAGTTTGTTATCCATGCAACTAGTCTATCGATAGCGTCTTGTACATTATCGGGCGGAGTTCCCTCCCAGTCAGTATTATCATCTGGTGTATAAGAAATACTAGGACTTAGTAATCCTGAAATTGTTGAATTACTAAATGAAATGCTAGTTAAGTCCGATAAGTCTAATGTTGTACTATTTGTAACTGTAACAGTATTGGTACCATTACCTATTGTAATGTTGCCTGAACTTCCGTTACCAATTACAATAGCATCACCTGCTGTTGATATTTCAACAGGTGCTTCGCCTCCTAATACTACACCACTAGCATTAGTTACTACAAGTCCTCCACCTGCTCCACTAGTTCTTTGTAATTTTGCACCAGTTGAATTAACTGTAAGACTATAGCTACCTTGATTAACTATTGCTTCAGTTGAGTCAATCTTACCTGTAATTTTATTATTAATGCCATCAACTAATGGTGTACTATCATCGCCGAAAACACTACCAACAAAGTTACCTTCAACACTAAGTCCTGTAACTGTTGATGCTGTAAAGTCAACTGGTCCTGAGAATGTAATATTTCCTGAACTAGTACTAAGTGCTAAATCGTTAGTAGCCGAAATCGTAATACCTTGTGTGCCTGCTAGTTGTATACTAGTTGCATTTGGTACATTTAACGGGCCTGCTGGCAACAGCGTAATTCCTGCATCACCAGTTATTGATACTGCCTGTCCAGGTACGCTATTTTGTAAGTTACCTTTTATTAATACTGAATTCAATTCATTAGTATTAACTTTATCGGCAGTTACAGATCTGTTTATACCGTCAACAATAACTGAACTATCGTCAGCAAACACACTACCAGTTAAATCACCTGTAACTTGATTAAGTGTTAATCCTGTAACAGTTGCTAACCCAAAGTTAACATCTCCTTGAAAACGTAATTCGTCTACATCGTATATAGTTGTACCTGATACTGTGTTAAGTAAATTAAAACTAGTTGACTGTATAGCTATATATGTGTCTGTTTGTATAGATAACTGTGTTTCAGCATTAATAGATAAATCGTCAGTTGATAAAATCCCATTAACTGTAAGTATGTCAGTATCTACTTTAGTTGAATATAACCTATTGTTTAAATGATCCAGCATCAATGAACTGTCATCAGCAAACACACTACCTTGCAAATCACCAGTGTTGCTAACTTCAACAGTTAATGTTCCGCCGTTTATTTGTTCATTAGTAACATAGTTTGGTACACCAGTTAAATCGCTAAATGCTCCTGTAGTAGCAATTGTTGCTAATCCAGTAACTTGTCCTGGTATAATATTAATCTGTGCATTAGTAACAAAATTTGTATCATTTGTTAGCTGACTTAAACTAGTTGCTATTACTGGCTTACCAGTAATGTCTTCCCAGTTACTCGAAACACTGCTTGGCAAATTTGTCAAGTCATTATAATCACCGCTGAATAAAGCAGGTTTATTAGTTAAGTCATTATAGTTATTTGACGTAGCTACTGTTCCTAGTGTCTGTCCTCCAACTGTTAATGATCCTGCTACAACACTACCAGCATTTACTGATCCTGTTGCAGTCATATTAACTGCATTTACTATACTACTGCCAGTTAAGTCTAAGTTGTCCGTGGTGCTTAGTTCCTGTAAACTTTTACCAGTTGTATCATAAACTAAAGGAAATTTATTTGCCATTTTTGATGTAATCCTATTTTATGTATTTATCGTAATTATGATTTGCCTACTAATACTTCAACAAACCCTCTTTCGCTGTCGTCTTTAGATGCTACTGCCTTACCAATTATAGTACCGTATGATGGATTATTATCTACCATTGCATACCCTGGAATTGCACTTGATACAAGTATATCGCCTTTAGCAACAATTCCAATTACTTTACACGGAACACGACCTGCTAGTGCAACACCAGTTATATAATCACCTTCTAGCTCACTATTCATTAAGTGTGCTGGATTAGTTGTTACAACACCAGCTACTCTATGATCGCCTTTTTTATCAGTTAGTGTAACTTCAGCTTCGCCGCCTAAGACAATAACTGTACCTGGTTCGTAGTCTGCATCACCTAAGTAGTTTTCTGCTAAGTCAGCATATTTTGCTGTAGTTGCTGTACCACTAAATGTTCCGCCGTATACTGTGCCCCACGCTTTTGTTGAACTACCTAAGTTACGGGTACTTCCGTCTGGAATAAACGAACTATCAACGACACAATTAAATGTTAATGTGTCAGCTGCATTATTACCAAAGTTCATATTGCCCTTTAGTGTAGTACTACCATTAACTGTTAAGTTACCACCAGTAATAATATTACTGTTTGCACTAATAGCACCTGCACTACTAATTGTAACACCTGTGCTGCCATAGCCGCCGCCAAATGTTGCGCTGGTTTGAACACTTAAACTAGAGTTTGTACTAATTGAACTAGTAACACCTAGTGTACCTGCAACGGTTGTATTACCATTTGATCCTGATACATTAAACAAGTTAGCACTGTCTCCGCTATTTCTAACTCTAATGTCGCCACCAATAGTTTCAATTAAACTTCCACCGCTTACATTTAGTTCTCCGCTAACTGTCATTGCATTATTAACAGTCATTGTACTTGACGATACTACTAATTGTTCAGCACCGGATGTAATTAATGATATTACGTCAGGTCCAGAATTGTCAAAACCAGTTCCATCACCAATTGATATACCAGTTGAAGTAGCTCCTTTTTCCCCGCCAGCTTCAATGAATGATGTATAAATCCATCGTGCTGCAAGTGCAGATTGTTCTTCACTTGCGCCGCCGTTGCCGTAAACAGTATTATCATAAAAATCACTATTGGTAGGTGTAATAGCTGTGTCGCCAATTTGCAGTCTGCCGCCTGTTGTAACAGTTGGAGCAGTTGACCCACTTGATGATAAAATCTTACCACCAGTAAGTGTTGAGAATGTTAATGTGCCTCCACTTTCAGAAAGCACAGTGTTTGTACTTGACCCACCTAATATAAGTGATTCTACTTGTAGTCCACCAGTTGCTGTTCTTCTTGCAATACTATTGTTGGCATTACCTATACTAATTGGCACACTTCCGTATACACCATCGTCTAGTTTAACCATTGCTTCACCAAGCAAGGGTGTGTTTGTATTAACAGATGTTACGTTACCAATTGCTCCGGCTAAACTGCCTGTTACAGCACCGTTTGAAAAGTTAGCAGGGTTACCGTTGTTTGTATTGATAGTATTAACAACATAACATGAAGTTTCACCATATACTGTACCTTGAACTGTGCCTTGAACATTGCCTTGAGTAATTGTTTCACCGTCAGTTACTGATACCTCAGTCGCAAAGTTAAGTCTTTGTCCTGTAGTCTCAACAATAACACTATCAGTAAAGTCTTTATCTTCAACTGCATCACCTTGTTTAACTATATCTGCAAATGGTATTAATGATGCATCACCGTCGCCAGCTAATGATCTACCAATTACTGTATCAGTAGTTATTGGTGCTAAATCAGTTAAAGTTATTGATCTAGGCAACAAGCCAATAAAGCCTGATACTTTTACAGCTGAACATTGCACACCTAACGATGTAAGTGGACCTTCTTGTCCGTCTGTAAATACTGTTTTTTGTAATATTGTTGAGCTCGATATAAACTTATCGTTTGTTCTAATTTTAACAAGTACACTTGCAGTAACATTACTAACTACTTCGCCAAATAATGCACCTTGATATACATAATCTCCTGCTTGTAAAGTAACGTTACCACTTACTGTAAGTTCATATTCTTCAGTAAAGTGATTAGCATCAAATGCTGCAAGTCCTCTAGATGATTGCCCTATTGCATCGCCTTGTGATCCAAGTAAAGTTGCACTACTATCAAGTACACTTGATCTTTCAAGTAGTAATTTACTTTGTACAATACTTGCTGAAGCATTAACATCGGCGTTTTCAACAACGCCTGCTCTCAATTGAATGTCGTATTCTGCAATCGATCCTGCAAGTGAGCCGTTTAAAGTATTTGGATCTCGAGTAAGTGCAAATGATACATCACTGTCATTACTATTTGAAGCATTACCAATTTCGTCAAATGGTCCACGTAACACTGTTGCACTTACATCTGCTTTGCCGCCTGTTCCTTCAAGTTGTTCAAGTCCAAAATCTGCTCCAGATGTTAATTGATATGTGATTATCCAAATATTGTTTCCAGGCTCGTTTTCGCCTACAACAGTGTCTGTTGTTTGTACAATATCTTTAATAACAGCAGTTGAAGTATTGCTTGAATTTTCAATAGTATCTCCTACTTCAAAAGTATCAAATCCTGAAGCATCATCAGGAACACTAATTAATACTTTTCTAAGTCCTGTATATGCAAGTAAGTCACCGACAGCAACATCGTTCTTACTACTTTCACGTAATACGTCCCAATTGTCTTGCCCTAACACACCAGCGTCAACGTAACCTTTAGTAGCTACATCTGAACCATTTGTTGGAGTACCAACGTTTTCAATTTTGTTACTACCCATCTGTAAGTCAGCTTCCATAGCAACTGACCCTGAAGAAGTTACATATTTTGGACCAATATTGTTTGATACTGGAGCATCGTTTTTGTCTCTACCTAATCGTTTGTTAATATATCCTACAACAGCTTTTTCTACTGGAACTGCCGTATCGGACTCGTCAGCCATCGTGTCATCAATTGAAAACTCGTCAACTGATACACCTTTCTTAAAGCCTAATTCAGTAGCACCTGTAATACCAATTTCGCCCGAGAAGCTAATTGAACCTTGTGCTTGGTCAACTGCAAAGAATTGTCCTACACGGAAGAATCCGTATTGGTCTGTACTCATCCAGAACACACGCCCTTTGCGTCTTTCCCAAACTTGAGCTGATGTTGCTATAGGGGAGTCACTATAATATGGTGCAAAGTTTAATCCGTCAACTGGATCACCTAAAATAACATTTGGATAGTTTGAATCGTTAAATGATCCTGTACCAATTTGTGTAAAGTCGTGTCCTGTTGCTCTACATAATGAAATACTAACTGTAATTTCACCTGTACTATCAACTTGCAATCCTGCAAATAATGTTCTGTCTTCAGTAAATGCACTAGCTATACCTGTGCCACCTGACGTAAGGTCAGTTACTGGCATTTTGTCAATTAATACTGTAGAAGATCCGCCTCCGTTATCTGTGATACCAACAATTTGGTGTGTTCTGCCTGCGTATGCAAAAATCATACCACCTGCATAACCTGTTACACTATCACCATTAGGTATTGTTTGAGGACCAGTTTCAATTCCGTCTGCTACAATATCCATAAGCGTTCCGGCAGTTGTAGCTGTTCCTGATTCTGCATTACTGCCACTGGTGCTTTGTGTTACACCGTTTGAATTAATAGCAGTCCATGGAGTTTTTGTTAAGATATACTGCGTTAATATTTCTTTTGCTTTGTCAATTGCTTGTACTGTTTCTGAATCTTGGTTTGCTGGTAACTGTAATACTGCACCTACATAATACTTGTTTGCATTTTGTACTGTACTTGCATTACCACCATATCTTAAATCCATTGCAACACCACGGACAATTAAGCCAACGTCTCTATAACATTTACGCTCATTATAAGTGCCAGTTACGATATTATTAGCATTAATCCATGCAACAACTTCTTCTTGTACAAATCTTAGATTATTAGCAATTAAGTTATATGCATTAGGATTTATTCTTGCAGGGTTTTGATTACCGTAAATATCTCTTGTTAATCGTTCTATCTCAGTTGCATCAATTTCACCAACATTTGCATCATCTGTACGTATAGCAATATTAAAGTCACCTATAGTATTACCGTTGTTACTGCCTACATTAGCAAAGTCAACTGGTAGTTCAATATGATCGTATGGAATATTAAATGTAGTTTGTACTGATGCATCACCTAAGCTATCACCAAAGTTATTAACTCCGCTAAAAGATACAGAGCGATATGTAATCTCATCTGTTTCGTCAAAGTTAATAGCTGTACTTGGGCGTTCAACAATACCAGTTTTATTTCTTACTTTGTCGAATAAGTGTGTTTCAGAATATCTAATTTCAATAAAGTCACCGGAAGCTACTGTACCTTGAAGTGCGGAGAAAAAGTCTCCGTTTTCTCCAGCTGGTTTACCTTCAAGCTGTAGTCGATAAACATCATCGTTGTAAATGCCGCCTGTTCCAGATTCTCCAACTATTCTTGACACTGCGCTAATTCTGTAGCGTTTAACTCCTACATCTACTGCGGCACCATCAATAGTTTGTGTGCCGTGATCAATTTGTATAATTGAGTTTGGTGCTGGAGGAAACTTAAGGTCTGTTACATAAATTCCAGTATCAGTTATTTCGTTAGTTGGTGTCCCACCCACTGTATATACATAAGACTTACCTGGTTGCGTCATATCTGTACCGTAAGTAACTTGATCTGGAATTTCGTTTGGATCAGCACCTTCAGCAACTAAGCCAAAGTTACCATAACCGTTCGAACCGTTAAGTGATCTAATCTCTGAACCGTTTTTAGCATAGTATGCAGCTTGACAGTAGTATGTAAACATACTAACCATCTCTGAGAACGCACCGTTATTAGTTACAAGTCCGTATCCTAAGTCGTTAATTTGTGTAAAGTCGTTACCGAGCATACTTCTGTTACCAGCTGTTTGCAGATAAATTGTTCTTGATATTTGTCCTGGATTTTCATCAAATAAGTTTTCGTCATATCCTGAACCTTTATTTGAAGTTTTATCAAGATATATTTTACACCAACCATTTGATTGACTGTAATCAGATATTGCATTAACTTGGAAACGTCTGCCTTCTATATAAAATGGACATGGTAGTTGAGGTTGTCTAATAAACAGTCCTTGACCTTCTTCTGAACGTACCCAAATTTCATAGTTGTTAGTTTTGCCGCTAATGTCGCCAAGTCCATCTGGATTAATTGTTTCAGGAACATATACAGGAACGTTACCTGTATATGCATCAACAAACATACCACCGCCGAATATTTTAGAGTTAATACTCTTACTAAAAGACGAGCCTGTTTGTATGTACGGTGATTTAGTTAGAATTTGTCCATCAGGGTCTAAAACTAGTAAGAAGCCACCGTGTCCTTGTACTGTTACATTTCTTAAGATAGTTGCATCATTCATCATGAACACATCCATCTCGTCGTTACGTCTTGGTGGATTATACAATCTATTGAATGCAAAGTTTATTTTTTCTAATAAGTTCTCTACAACTAAGTCAGCACCATTTTCTGCTGTTCCATATTTAAAGTCAGGAGCAACATAGTCAACATCTGATGGAGTTTGTTCTAACAAGTTAGAAGCATATGCACCGTCAAATAATCTGTCAGCTATTACACCAACTTGCGTAATAGCTGATTTAGTTGCATTTTCTTGCCCACTAAATCCGCCTGCATTGTATTGCTGTACATAACTTGCAAAATATTGTCCTTGTGTTTCAAGAGCAAATTCGTCTCCGCCAATAGTCAAATCGTCAACAAGTGCATCAACAATTAATCCAACATCTCTTGCGCATTTTGCACTATTAAAAGTAAGTACAGTTTCAGGACTACCGTCGTTGAATGTTATAATCTGTGTTAACAATGCACCAACGTTGCCATCGATACTAGATTTAGCATTTAGTCTTGCCGCATCTCCGCCTGCTAATGTTGGACGATTTTGATTACCAAGTGCAAGCAAGTTATCATTATTAATCATATCAAATATTTTGGTAATATATGAATTTAATAGTCCAACTTCAGTTGCTGAAGCTACGGCTCCACTTGTAGTTTGTGATTCTGCGTTTCCAGTTGTTGCTGTTACTGCTTGACCAAGTATAACATCTTCAACTACATCTTTAAGATGTGTTAGTGTTTGTAATGTTTCCGGTCTAGTTGTTAACTCTAATCTAATAACATCATCGACATATAAATCTTTACAGAATTCAATAGTTGCATAGTTACCGCCGTATAGTATATCGTGTGTAAGTAAGTCAACTATGTTTCTATAATCTCTAATACGGATTGCTTCATCTAAATATTTTCGAGGAGTTATAGATTTTAAATATGCTAGTGCCTCTTGTGCAATAAATTCTTTATTCTGCTGTAGTTGGAATTTAGCTGATATACTATTAGCACTACTAGTTGGATAATCAGTAAAAGTAATTGGTAAGGTAGCACCAATATCAGTATCCATACTTCCGTTATTAATGATGTTTATAATTTCATCAAAACTTGCATTTGCAAACGTACCAACATTTGCATATGTTGCTACAACACTCTTTGCTTCAGTTAATGCGCCGGCCCATAGATCTTTTAGTAGCTGATCTTTATAGATACTCTTATCTCTTTGGAATTTTAATCCTTGCAATACAGAGTTATATGTAGTCTGTTGTACTATATCGTATGTAATAGCTGTTAGAATATCTTCTAAGTCTGATTGAAATTGAACTTTGTCGTATAAAATATCATTAACATTATTGTTTACATAGTTTACAATTTCTTCCTGTATAAACTTTCTGTTTTCTTTTAGAATAGCTGCAGCAGAAGTGTACCCACCAGCATTTGTTACTGGAAGACCAACATTTAGATCTGCTTCAGGATTACTTAAATAATGACGACCAAAGTGTCCTTGGAATTCTCCTGTTTGGTTATAGAATCTAGCACCTTTTTCTGCAATAGTAATACCATCAAAATATCTGTCACGATACATATACGTATCTGCCCATTTAGATTGTGATATTCTGTCTTTAGGTTTAACAATAACTCGTCTAAATTCATCACCTTTAATTGATACGTTAGCTGATACCTTAATTGGATAGTCTTCTTCGTACTGACCTGATTCAACAAAGATAGTAATTTGTTTTTTGTTAACAAAGTTTCCGTATTCTAAATCTTCTTTAGCAATAAAGTTAATTGGCTTTAACAAATGTACTTCGATAACATCATTATTACCACTAACATCAGGGTTATCAACATCATCTTTAGTATAGTAGTTTACAATTCTACCTTGTGCTTTTGATATTTTACCAACTAACACTTTTCCTGGAATAATATCTTTGTTACCAGTTTTAGCTTGGTCTGTAGAACTCAACGAGCCTGGATCAACATAAACATAATATGTTTTACCAAAGTTAGTAACCTGGCCTGCATTTATACCAGTTGTCATAATTTCTTGGATAAGGGTAAACTTATCGGCAACACCATTTCTAGCTGGCGCTGTTGCTTGTAAGCCGTCAAATACTTGTTTAGAATCTGTTTGATAAACTTGTCCAACAATACCGCCTGATGCGTATGCAGTAAAGCCTGTTGAATCAACAGGTAATGTTAATTCTTTATTTGTGTATAATTCAAATGACGTAGCATCAACATATTTTACATAGTAAAAATTATCATTAACTTCAGTCATTCCTACTACAGTAGTAAGTTTAATAATGTTTTTATCAACTAGTCCGTGACCGCTTGATGTAGTAACTGTTGCAATATTATCAGAAGTAATATCACTAACTGATGACTGATTTAACGGTCTATCTAGTAATACAGCTGCTACAATGTCTGCAGCTTCTTCAACTGAATCAACAGTTTCAACTACCTGTCTAGTAATAGCAATACGACCTGAGGCACTTGCATAGTAACGTTCACCTGCTTTTCTAGTTAAAGAGTTAGCATTAGTTAAAGAGTCACTAAAACTTTTTGCAATATCAAACGAAATACTATCAAGTATTAATCCTAAGTCTCTTTCACATAGATCTACATTATAATCAAAGTCAGGATATTTAAATTCTAAGAATGCTGTTATTTCACGTATAATAAATTCTCTGTTAGCTAGAATTTTATCTTTAGCAAGTGTAAACTGTGCTAACGGAGTATTAAAATCTGCAGAAGTTACAAAAGAATTTGATGCACCATTGTCTGATGTAATAGTTTGAAAGTACGGTCCTGGCTCTGCTTCAGATGCTTGAATCATTTCCTCGGCACGTGCCGCCGCCGCATTAATAGTACGATATGCGTAGTTATTTGATGTTCCTTCTTTACCAGACGGAACGCCACGCATTGAATCGTCGCCTTGTGTACTTACAAATAGATTGTCTTTTGCTGCATAAGATGTATTGTCAACATAAAATTTTGTAGCTGCTTGTAGCTCTGCTTTAGAGCTTGTTAGTCCTGATAATTCTCCTGGGCTATCGTGTAAAATAAGAGGACCAGTCATTTCGTCGCCTTGACGTCTTACTATGCTCTTACGTGGTATTGCCTGATCAGATAAGTAAAATCCTTCTAAAGAATCGTCATACCCTGAGTCTACTATTTTATGTGTATCGTCTGCTGCAATAATTCCTGTAACATAAACTTTATTAAGTTCGGCATCTGCTTGACTTTGTACTTTAGCTTGTTCTTTTGTATTATGTAAACTTATCTGGTCAGCACTAGCATAACGTAAATAATATGTTTGGTTATTAGTTAAACTTGATGGAGTAGTGTCTTCAGCATTAAATTGGTATGCTACACCGTTAATTGTTCTGTCAAATCCGTGTGACGGAATAACAAGGTTTCCTGAAGCATATGAAGTAATAATTAAAGTGTATATTGAATCGTCAGTCGGCTCGTCATTAATACGTATTGGTAATTCGCCAGCAATATATCTTGCATCAGCATAACCTTTGTTAATAACAAGATCGTCAATACTAATAGCTGTATTGTGTGTTGTATTAAAATTATTAACTGCGTCTTGTGTAACACCGCTTGGACCTAAAGCAATACCAGTAATGTTATCAGGCTCGTTACCTCTAGCATCTAATGGTCCGCCCAATGTTGGAGAAAGATCCTGTGAAACTTGTTTAAATGCTGTTCGAAGGATGATCTTATCTCTACTTGGAGTATAGCTTATTAAAATACTATCAACAGAATCATTTATTAATGCAGAATCACTAGCAAGACTTGCTAGATCAAATCCTGTTGCTCCGTCATTTACTAATGGTATTGTATTTGGTACTAAATTTTCTGGTGTATCACTAAGTGTTGTGAAACTAATCTGTCCACCTTCACCGAATACTGCATAAACTTCTGTAAAGTTTTCATTTACTTTACGGAACGATTCACGTATACTATCACCAGTACCGTCATTGCCCTCTACACCAATATCAATTTCTTGTTTTGCCATCTTATTCTTTGCTCCAGTTAACTAGCTTATAGTGGAATTGTATCCATATTAAAATTTACACTAACGCCACAGCCACATGCTGACTGTGCATTAGGATTTCGTATCTCAAAATTAGAACCTACTAAACTTTTCACATAGTCTACTTCAGTTCCAATTAAAAACATAACAGAATGCTTACTAATAGCAAAGTTACCTTCGTCACACGATATTATTTCGTCACCGTCTTCGATATCTTCCGCTTGTGCTGTTCCCCAATCGTACTCAAACCCTGCACATCCGCCGCCTTTAATGTTTAAAGTAATAGCATAGCAGTCGTTTTCCTTGCATAATGTGCTAATTTGTTGGTTGGCTAATGGTGTTATTGTACAAACTGTCATATTTTTTGTTTCCTTACTGTTATTTATCGTTGCTTTTTATAATCTTAATGTAAATATAGTTATGTTTATAAGAGAATTTAAAAAGCAAACCCGACATGTTCGTAAATCAAAAACCGGCAAGGAACACACCTACAAGCGTGAACAGTCTATTTGTCAGCTTCGTTGTGACAATTGTGATGCAGAGTTTGAACGTACTAGGGGAAGCATGGATCCTAAAAGATTAAGTAATTCCTACTTTCACGTGTGTAAGAACTGTGATAGTAAGAAATTTGCTCAAAAAAAAGGCGTAGAACAAAAGCAGAAATGGAATATGTCCGCTAGTAGTTCTACACCAATTAGTAAGTTATAATTATTCAGACTTCCATATAGTCCAAGCACCATAAGCAATAGCAGCATATGCGGCTAATTTAGCAAAAGGTCCTGCTATAAGAACAATAACTCCAACTGCAACAAGCATTGCGCCGTCCCAAGAAGTTCTTTCGTCCAGTCTATTTTTAATCCAATTTTTCATTGTAATCTCCTATAGTCTATTATTTAGTATGTCTTTCACATAATTTAATATGTATATTTTATTAGGGAATGTCAAAGACTCTGCTTTTTGTAAAAAAGTATGTAATTCTGTAGTCGATAAGGTATTTAATGCTAAATTCTTTGGATATGTTAGTAAGTTAATATACCAATCGTCATATTCGTTTATAAAGTTTACAAGGTTAGTTAAATCAAACCAATTATTTCGATGTAATACTGTGTTAAATTCAAATGTGTAATTATTTGATTTACAGTACTCAATAAAATCTAAAGTATCTTGCCATACACTTCCACCTCGTACTTTTTCATTTATTTCTGCAACTCCGTCAACACTTAAAATAAAGTGTATAGACTTAAATTTGCTCCATTGTTGTTTCCATTGTAGTTTTGGCATGTAACTGCAATTAGTATTGTATATAATACGACACTCTGATGGGTTAGGGTGTAATTTAAGTACAGACAAATGCTTGTCAGTAATAAGAGGTTCACCACCTAGGAAAAGTATTTTTTCTACAGTATCTGGTATGCTATTAACTTCATCAATTGATAATTTTTTATTTAATGGAGCGCCATACAGTTGTTTTTCTTTAATAATCCAACTTGAGCTAAATTCTGAAATGCATCCATCGCAAACTAAATTACACAAGTTGTCCATTCCAATTTCTAAAAACTTTACTACTGGTGTATCAAATGTGTATTCTTCATTCAATTTCATTCGTAAACTTTTATGTCCTAACGCTTCTTCGTCAAAACACTTTTGACACTCTGGTATGTAGTCGCCCGTAGTACTGCGTTCTCTTAGTTCAATATATTCAGGTCCATTTATTATTTGTTCTAAGTTACCTTTAAAAGTCGCAACAGGTTGTTTGAATCTACAACAGGGGTAGACCCTGTTGCCAGGACGTACATTTACATAATTCCAAAATGCACTACACTTCATTAAAAATAATCCTGCAAAGAACCTTTACGTTTGGTATCTAATGTTTGACAATGAAATCCTCCACTTAAACTACGAGACTGTCTACACGGTAACCCTATAGTATCAATTCCATGTTTGCCTAATATGCGTCTTAGTGATTCTTGTTTTTCATCTACAATTACTAGTTCTTCATTTACGCTTAGAAAGTTAAGTCCAATGTATGGACTACACGGAGCAACGCCTGTATTTGCCGGAGGCGTATATAGGTCTTCTTTGCCTACCCAAATCTTATCCCAGTCTTTGAAAATAGGTGGATACCAATCTTCACTTAGTCTACCTGCGTTTAACAGCACCAATCCAGGGCGTAGCGGTAGTACTGTGCTGTCAAAGTGTGCAAAGCTATAATACTTCTCTGCAACATGCAGTCTGTAGCCTTTGGGCTCTAAGATAGTCTTAAGCCATTGAAAGCCCAGTTGGTTGCCACTGTTGCTTACTTGGCACAACAAGTCACGACCCATACGCACAATATTTGGTGCATCAAAAATAATTTCTTTGTTTAATAGCGTAGCATCTGCTCTATCTTCTAGTTGATAGTTGTCATCTGTTAGGATAGGCTTAGGAGCATTAATCCACTGTGTGCCTTCTTGCATCCATTTGTATAAATGTTTATAGTAGGCTCTTGTTTCAAAGTATCTTGAGCGCATAGGGCTTGGACATTCAATAATCATATTGTCCAACGGCAGTAGTAAATCTCTTGGACAAAATGTATACCACCCTGTTGTTTCCCACTCTGGTGTGCTAAACTTTTTGTTATGATCTATACTATCAGGACGCATTACGTTGACACCTAAACCTTTAAGACATTCCGATAGTTTTTCTAAATCTTCATTTGCTTCATCTATTATCCATTTGTCTTGTGGCTGACCATTAAACTGTTTTATGTCATTATACTTTTCGCCACCGTACATAAAACTATGTGTACTTTTATTCATAGTAGGATGTACACAATTATCAGCAGTGCCTACTATAATTTCCTGCAAAGGATCCCAATCATTATTACTTTGTACTGGCAAGTTTGTCTCCAATTAAGTTTGATATACACACTCTGTTAATCTTAGTACCTCGATTCATATGTTTCCATTCTTCATTACCAGTACCAAACATTATACAATCTGTTTCTTTTAAATTTAGTTCTTGACATACCTGTTTATATTCTTTAGAATAAGTGTTCCAATTATAATCAACTGAAAAGTTTTTAATTAGTTCATTTACAATACCTAGCGATATTCTATTTTGCATTTTAACTGAGTTGAACACATCAATGCCGTCGTCGTTATCTTGTTTTTCTAACCGCATACCGACTCTTAAAAACTCTGCTCCGTTAAATGCTTTTGATATTGAAAATGCAATAGTATCAATACATGAAAACTTTGATACATCTAAATTAATATTTTTAGCACAAGGATAATATGCAAAGTCTAGTAATACTGGAATATTTAATGCACTGCAATTAGTTAGATAGTATTCTAAATCATCACGTTGTTTACCCCAATCTGAAAACGGAACACTAATTACTACTGCATCATTTTCTTTTAACATACCGTCTTCAATAAAAGCAAAGTTGCCTCCGTTTTTAAGGACAGCTTGATGATACATAAATTCACCCTTAAAGAATCTTATGGTCTTGTCTTTATGTTTCCAATACCAATGATCAAATGCCTGTATAGTCCCAGCAATTATTTTTTGATTAGTAAAATGATCTAATCCTAATAGACTGTTGTTCTTACTACCGTTAATCCAAGAATAGAAATTATTAGTAAACGTGTCAGGTATACTTTGATTGTATAAAAAGTTAGTTACATCTATTGAATTAATAAATGCTTGAATACTTTTATCTTGAATAGGAAGTGCGTTGCGTAAATTCATTATAATATATTTAAACCATTTTTGAAACCTTAGTATTGTTATTGAATTAAATAATTATTCCTTAAGGAGGAAATTATGATAAAATGGTTAAAAAATTTATTAGGCTTTGGAACAGTAGTTGATGTTATCAACGACACGTTTCCTGAAGAAATTCCTGAAGAACCGAAGCCTGTTAAAAAAGTAACAAAAAAAGTATCTACTAAGAAAACTTCTACTAAGAAGAAAAGTTCAGGTAGTTGCGATTTTGATAAATTGAACAAAGCCCAACTTTTAAAAGAAGCAAAACAGCGTGGCGTAAAAGCTAATGCAAGTCTTACGAAAGCGGAAATTTTAAGTCGACTTAAGGCCTAATAACGCCTTTTAGTTGTTCAATTGCAGTTTCACAGCGAGTCAGCTTACGCTCTAATACAGTAATAGCGGCTCGCTGCTTTCTTGACTGATCTTCTAAACTACGAACATACTCTACAGTAGGAATTTCTTGCTGTGAGCCGTCTTCTGACATCATAACAAACTTATCAACACCTTGTGCTTTTAGTCCGCCTGTAACTCTGTTTGGGTTTTTATCCTGTGTAGTCGAAGACAGCGTTGTTCCTGGTCTCGACCTGCCGTACATCTTGCTCAAATAGCTCATAGTGTTCTAACTCCTCTTTGTATTTATATAGGTCAATACTTGCCAAGTTCTTGCACTTGCTCTCACACATGATATCTGCATAAGGCAAAAAGCTCAATGCCCAGTCATTGACAAGTTGGTTGGGATAGTAGTCGCTGTGCGCTCGTAGTTTTGCTTTCTTGTAACCTGACTCTAGTAGTGCAGGCATATCGGGCATAGTGTCGTGTGC